ACGAATATATCCTTTAACTTGTTTTATTTCTAAAGTGTTTTTGTCATAAACTAAGCCGTATATCCAAATAAAATCATCTTCTCTGCTTTCTGGTATAGGAAAGGTGAGTCCTTTTTTCTCACAAAATTCTTTCATAATATCTTTTGTAGTAGTAAAGAAAACATCATACTCATCTGCTTCTGTACCATCTTCATTAAAAATTTTTGCAAAAAAGAAAGTTCCATGTCGTACAGAATAAACAGGTACTTCTGGTCTAGGTATAAAAGTGTCAGGATGTTTTTGATAATTACTTGTATATTCATCATCGGATATAACAGCTTTTAATTGTTTTTTACCTGATACGGTATTGTATTTTACAGCGTGCCATATTTTATATGTATACCCAACATCTTTTACTTTAAATTCATCTAACAACTCCTGTGTAGGTTTACTATAAACATTATACCAACTGTAAGTTTTCACATTCGTGTATGGTGGTCTTAATGGGGCATCATCGTAAGCAGTGTAAGTTCCTAATATATTAAATTTATTTTGTTTCCAATCTTGGTCTTTACCGAAAACTTTTTCTATTTCTTCTATAAGAGGCTGGGCTTGATGTAAGCCAATATTGTAGTCAGTTCTTACTAATTTTTTATTTACATAAACTTCATCATAAGTGTTGGTGCTTTTAGGTACACTTGTATTACTTGGTACACCTACTCCTAAATCTCCATCTGAAGGAGCTACTAATGTACTTGTTTCTAAAAAATTGTGATATTCATTTGCTGCCCATAATTCTTTTAAATACTTAACATCAGCTTCTTTTACATAAGTACCATCTTCTTTTTCTATTAATACATTTTTACTATCAGATTTATTGTATTCCATGTATATAGGTTCTTTTGAAACAGGATGTACTACATTAAGCGTTAATTTATTAAAAGGTACGTCTTCATGGTCAATATCTTTACTAGTGCCTACACTCGCTAAAATTGATTTTTCTAATTTAATCTCACTCATCTTGACCTACGAAAAGTTATTGTATTACTCGCACCATCCCCTCCAAATGGACCCATGTTTGAACTAGAGTCAGTTGGAGTTCCTGCTGCACCTGCGTTGCCAGTACCTGAGTTTATTACCCAAAGACTGTATGGTCTATCGGCATTATTATTTTGTGAAAAAGTGCAATCACTTCTGTTGTAAGTAAAACCATTTATTACAACACTTTTAAAAGCTGTATCGTTGTTTGTAATAGTGCCATTGTCTCCAATTTGTATACGAACAGCGTTTGTGGATGTTCCATTTTCTCCTCGAGCATACAAAACATCTATAACAGCGTTAGCAAAATAGTCTGAATCTTGGTTGTCATTTATACTCCCTAATCCATCATTTCCTTTAGGTTGGTCACTTCCTTGAAAAGTTGTAGTAGTGTGGAACCCCCTATACCTAGTGACTGTAGTCACATAATCAACAGTAACAGATGTTGTAGTATCGGCTACTGTCATAGTAAAAGAAAAGTCTGCCGCACGATTATAATAATCATTCCAAGAAGCTGTTGCTCCTGAACTTTTATCTGCAATTAATCGTATATCGGCATCGTTTATACTACATTCTGAGCCAGAACTGCCACCTGCTTCAACGTGCATATCATCTAAACTTATGGCACCTGAACTTGGAGTAGCCATTATTTACCCTCTAATTCTTTTACTCTAGCTTCTAATTCTTTTATAGCTTCTACTAATAAACCTACTGTGTTGCCATAACGAATTGCTAAGTGTTCCTCATCTTCTAAATTTTTTGCTGTGTAAACTGCCTCTGGTAATACTTTTTCTAAATCTTGTGCTATTAACCCTGTAAGTCTATTACCATCAGATTTTAAGTCATAAGTAATACCTTTAAGTTGTTTTACTTTATCTAAAGCATTATCTATAACTTCTATATTTTCTTTTAGTTTTATATCAGAAGGAGTTCCATAAGCTGTGATGTTTCCTGTAGCAACTAAATTCCCGCCACTATCAAGCCTCATTCTTTCTGCTAAAGTGCCACCAGAAGCCTGAGTATAAAAACCTAAATCAATAGCGTCTGTTCCATCCTTTCCAGCTTTTAGTTCTACGACATTACCATTGTTTGCTACAAGTAAATTAGCATCTGAGCTTTCACCAACTCGGATAGAATTATTAAATATTGCAGCACCTGC